CCGCATGATCTAAGACTTCAGCCTGTTCTTCACGCCATCTATTTCCGCCGCCAAATCCAAATGACATTATTGCATCCTCTCTTTAAGGTTCTTAGTGAACACTATGTAATTACTTTCCCAATCTGGTAACATTTTTTTCCACCCTTTCCTTCCCCACAATTCTAAACCAGAGCAACCAGTTTGTATTGCGAATGATTCAATCATGTCATTAAACTGACTATGAGTTTCTTTAAAGTTTTCTCCCGCTAACGCTATAGTTCTTAGCGTTTTTCTTCTGGGATATTCTATTATCTGAGTCACCATAGCCATTGTGATTTCAGTATCTTCTACTACCAACCACAAGTGCATATACCCATTAACAATGTTGTCAAGAAAATCTTCAGGAAGCAACTCGCCTTCTGTATGATCTACCACTCTCTGCAACATTGGCCCAACTCTATCCCAAATTTTTACAGCATCTTCGGGAGAAATTAATCCTGCTCTCAAAAATATATCCTATATGTAGCGGCTATTCTATCTTTAGAGTATCGTAAACTATACCCGCCTGAGTCTAATCCTAACTCGTAACCGTTGTCATTTACCTGTAGTTTGAGTTTCGGCTCGCCCTTTAACATTGCGAAGAGGGTGGCTACTGCGATCCCAGAAACGACTATTTCCTTTTCGTGGCGCTGATGCCACTTTTTCTTTTTTGCTTGACCCCATTTTAGGGTTTGACAAGATGTTGTTCCTCTTCCGTTTCCTGTTCCAACAACTCCGGGATAGGAGCAAGCAATGTCGCCAAACGCTTTCGCTCTTCCTGACGTTCCTTGGAGGTCATACTCAGATACGACAACTGGTTTTCCAAACCTAAGAGCGTTCTCAATTTGTTGTCGGAACTGTGCCTCATTAAGATTAAATCCTGTTTGAAGGTATATTATGTCTGCATCCTTAATGTACTCAGCCTTAACCCCCGGCTTTAGATGCACTCCTATTGGCCTATCTGTTTTCTTCCTAAGTTCCCCTATCAGTGTAGATACCTGTGCAGGGCTATAATATTCGTCACACTCAAGACAAACAACATAATGGCTAACAACGTCATCAACCGCAGAAACAACTTGATTTTGGTAATCAATCTGGTTATCTAAACCTCTTGCATATACATCTGGGCTATCATCGCTTATCATCCATACTACTGGGGCAATACCGTTAGAACGCAGAGCGCTAATGCGCCTCCTCCAACTCTTTCTATCAACACCGTCAACTCTGCCAAAGTCTTTTGCAGTGCTTCTAGCCATGATGTCAGCGTGGGTATCCCCGCTAATCATCCCTATAACACGGCTTCTCCAATTATCATCTAAGTCGTTTGACAGCCAAGAAAGTGTAGAGTATGGAGATATATACCTTCCTTCTGGTTCGCCTATAAGGAATGTAGATTTAAAGTCTGCGCTAGAGTTTTGTCCAAGCGGGAGTGCCATCATCAATGTAAACATAAATGCCTTGACCGCTACCCGGGTTCCAGTTCGTACCATCTGCATACCTTATATCACCATCCCTCGGTTTTCCCATGTCCTCTCCCCCTTCATCTTTGGGGTCAACATTAGTTTGCTCAAGTCTAAATACATCTAAGTTGAATATAACGTCTGACAGTCTGTTTAACTCATGGAAAAGGTAATCAGATAGTTGATCGTTATTGATTGGCGCGGGGTTAGGAGTCCAACGATTTACAGACTTTACATTCTTTGATGATGCGTTAGCCATAAGACCTTGATCCTCTCAATCCTTTCTTTTGTACTTCAAAGGCTAGGCCATGCAACTTCCAGTCAATGTCGCTATCAGACTCTACCTTGATCCCAAAGTATTTACCGCTTACCCTGCATGATACCTTTGACTGGGAGTTAGGGTTAAAGGCTACTGGCCCTTCCCATGTAATACCCTCTTCCGTACTCATCTGTCTGCCAATGTACACGTTTACTGTATTGTTACCGCTTACCTCTATCTGAGGATAAACAGCAGATATAAACTTAACAGACTGTGGATCACCAAGATCATACCCGCTTCTCTCAATGTAAGCAGACATGGTAGCAGTATCTTCCTTGTTACCCTTATTGTCTCTGAATATCTTGGTATTAGTCACATCAGCAAACACAATGTTTTTAATTACATTGTCGTAGTTAGTAGCGCCCCAAGGATCACTGTCTGCGTTCCATGTAAGGGTTGCGGCATTCCATGTAGCACCTGCTGTAATCTCTACAATTCCTGAACTAATATGAGAGGTGTCAGGAAGGTCACGGAATGAAAAGGTATTGTCCTTCCAGTTCCAGATAAGTGCCCTGTTTACTACAGTAGATGATCCTGCGGGATAGCAGGCCATCATTTCATTCCTAACATAGTCTGCGGCAACAAAACACTTCTGATAGTTATCACCATTCAACTCATCGTACACAGTTCTACGGAGTTTATTAGACAGCATCGGGGTTACAGTCTGACCATTACACACATAGAAGTCAGAGTTCCCCATAAAGAAATGTCCACCCTCAAACTCTGCTACCGCTTCTTTAGCAAGAAGGCCAATGGTGGGGGATAGAAGTTTAAACGAGAAAATGTACGGAGTACCTACATAGTTCATAATGTAGATACTGTCATCCTTGTAGATAATAAATGAATCACCCAGAGGTAAACCGTCTATAATATCCCCCGGCGTATCAGCCAGTTCATATTCACCCGCATCAAGTGTAGCGTCGGACTCAAGCCATGAAACTGGCTGGTTTCCGTAGTTTGCTTCTGTACTCCACTTAACAAGTCTTGGTTCTTCACTATCTCTTACCCAGTTAAGGCCAACAAGAAAAGTTCTAAATGATCTGATAACCTTACACTTCTTCCCTTCTGGAAAGTTTCTAAGCCTGACAAATGGCACTGTTAATACTGGTACTCCACTACTATTTAAAGGCCATGTCTGAGGAGTATCATGCCCATTCGTAGCAACAATAACACCATTTAGATTGGTAACAGTCCAACGCCTAGTGGTAGTGTTAGCGTCATAATCGCTGTCACCTGTGGCTGTAGTTCCAATAGGGACAACAGGATAAGCAGTTGTATGCTCTGCCGCAGTAGTTGAGTTAGCGGCTCTGGTGCATCCAGTTAAATCATTACTAGACTTTCCGGTGTATGTTACCTCTTCATAACCATTAGAACTTCCATCCGCTATTGCTTGAGTTCCCATGGCAATTGTTCCGCTTGTTGGGAAAGCACTAGCATCTGCTAAAGTAATGGTAGTAACACTATTGTTTATAGTTCCGCTTAATGCTCCTGTAGCCTGTCTGGTTACATCAGTCCAAGAAGAGCCATTCCAAACAGCGATATCATCTGTGCCGTAAGCAATCCAGTAATAAGTTCCCGCAACCGTAAGATACGGATGAATATAGTAAGGGGCGAATGGGCAAGTACCCATCACCTCTTGATATCCGGCGACTTTCTTTACGCCGTTATCCAAGAGCCTTACATTGTTTCCATCAGACCATGCGTTAGGAGGAAGGTTATAAGGAGGAGTATCCTTTATAATTCCTATCTGGCCTAGATTTTCTATAGGGACTAGGGGCATTATGCAGGAGGGGTAGGCCAAGTAATGTTAAATGGATCAGGCTGACTGGTTATATCTCTTAAAGCCTGACGGTATACTTCCCACTCCTCTCTTTTTGAGTCAGACATGGGAACGTCAGTTAGGACAGTCCAGTCACAAGCAGAAAGTTTGCCATCTCTTTGCGCTCTTACTATAACCCATTGCTCATTTGGCTTTTCATTTTCAACATCAGACCAAGAAGGTTTAGCAGAAGCATCCTCAAATACAACATTGCTATTGTATTCTGATTCGTTTTCAACTGTTCCGTATATTGCAAAACCTTTGCCGGGAGACAGTCTCGCTATAGTATTACTAAGAAAAATATTATTCATTCTTCTATCTCCCATACCATCATAACCCCATTAACAACTGCGAATCCTCCATCACTTGCTTGGTCAGCGTTTTCAAGTTTCCCATACACGTTGAAAATCTGATTACCAGTGCTACCAGAACCTCCCGGAGCATTTGCCGCCGTAACCTTAAAAGTTCTTGCCGGAACAGTAGATGCCTCAACAGTAGATAATCCACTTGGCACTTTGTCATTCCAGTCAAACACCTGAACATCAGCGGTAGTTCCAGTGATGATAGTTCCGCTGTCATTAGTCAGTTGCATAAATACTTTAATTTCAGAATCGGTGCCGAAACTGGAAAAGCAATTCTGCATAAACTGAACATCTACATAAAGATTGCTTGTTGCGCTTAATTTGCTGTGAGTGATTGTAAATCCAGTGTCAGTATATGAGGCACTTCTGATTGTACTTGAAGCACTTTGTATAGCATGGGTAACCTTTAGAAGTCTACTACCCTCTGAGGCCATCAGGTTAATCCATCCGCTGTTAGCCTCATTCCTCATCTTAACCAAGTTCGTAGAAGTATCAAACCAAACTAAGCCTGCTGTAGTTGGGCTGGGTGCTGAACCAGAAGTGTGAACACCATTAATAGCCTCGTCAGCGTTAGGAAGAGTATTCTTTAAAACCGTTTTGATAAGACGAAGATGATCGTCGCCCTGCGATATGGAGTCTGATCCAGTGGGGTTTGTAGCCACCAAACCACTGACGTATGTTGCGCTTTCTAATGCCATGTTTTAATCCTTCGGGTATTTGCTTTTGACGCTCAACCAATCGCCAATGATATCATCAAGTTCTTGAATCAACTGATCGCCTTGAGTGCGGCGGTAATTAAGGTGTTTTAAAAGGGCGTCCAACTGATCGCCTATTTTTGGGTACTCTGGCTCTCTCAATCTTTGGTATCCTTGAGAATCGTATTCGGCTTGCAGTCTTGTAATTTCTGCGTCTATTTCGGATTGTGTTGGTTGATTAATTTCTGGTGAAAGCCACTGAGTAACCTTTTCTCCATCTGTAACCCACTCCGCTCCGGGAGCCAAACTAAGCAAAGCATCGCCTATATCCTTCATGCCGCCACCTCTATTGCGATGATCGTATGTTTTGATCCTGTTTCGTAACCAAGATAGTATAAAGTGCTACTATTTGATCTTTTGTGCATCTGAGTTTTAAATGTAAGTTCGCTTGTTCCTGAGCAACTAAACACGCCCCCCATAGATATCTGTTGCTGATGCGTAGTTCCGCCACTGATTCCAGAATTCACAAATTCACAAAGAACTGTACTACTGCCATTCTCTATAATCTGTGCTGAATATTGAGCAGTTGTAGAAGTTACGCTATATACTAACGTATAAACAAGCACTACAATTTTGCTAGTTGACGCTGTTGGTGTAATAGCAACATTAAGACCAGTATCAATATAACTGGTTGATGTAGTGCTACCTGTAGTTCCCGCAAGTTCAGCGGAAACAAGTTGCACAACTTTTCCGGTTGTTAGTCCCGATACAGTTGCGCCTGTAACATCTAGCGTTCCATTTACATCTAAAGTTGCACCTGAAGCAACATCAATTTCGGCAGACGCGGGAAGTTGGAAAACATCTGAAGCATCCCCAAGGGTCAGAGTCGTGCCAGATCGCGGAGAAATTTTATTAGTTTTTACTTCGCTCATCCTTAAGCCTCTTTATAGATTTCGACTGTCGTATATTGCTCAGTACCCCAGCCAGTTCCCGTGCCGTAACCTCTATCCGCTTTTGTCGTATTAACTCTATGCTCTATGCGATAAACATTCGATCCACTTGGGGTAACTCTCAACGCACCCATAGAACGAGTTTCACCATCGTAATCCGTGTAGGAATATTCAGACGTCCCAACGCCAATCTCTGCGGTTCCAGTGACATCATACAAACGACTTTGATGCCCTTTCACATCTCCTGCAGGAGCAGACCATGTAATCAAATAATTTCCAGCCGCTAATGTAAATTGGTTTGTTGAAATTGAAACAATGCTATTAGGGTCAGCAATTTCAGTGTTTAAATCTCTTGTTTGCCAAGAGCCAGAAGTCGCTGTTCCGCCATCAGTGCCAGAGGATTTCTGGTCAGCAATTATTGCATAAGATGAAAACAGACCAAATCCGGTTGCAGTCCCGCTGTTCGTTAGTGTCGCACCTGATGGAATAGTAATGGTGTCACCGCTATCTCCAACCTGAAGTGCAGTCCCTGTGGCGGGACTTATCTTATTTGTTTTTAATTCGCTACTCATGGTTTAGGATACTTGTTTTTCACTGCTGTTCTCTTTCCTTGAATGTCAATAGAAGATGCCATTCGCTCTTCTATAACTGCTTCCCACAATGCTACCACTAAATCATCAGTAGTTGGATATTCTGCTTTGCGGTTTCTGGCGTATTCTTGTGAGCCGTATTCGGCTTGTAGTTCTGCTTCTTTGGTAGAAATTTCTGAGTCACTTGGCTGAGTCTGTTCGGTGTCGTGCCAAGTTATCGTGTCGCCATTCGTTGAGAACTGTGCGCCGGGTCGTAAAGAAAGGATTGCTTCTGTTAAAAAACTCATGCGCCTATCTCCCATGCATATGACGCTCTCATAGAGTGTTCATAAATGTATGACGTTGTTCCTACTTTGGGATACCAATACAACTTGTATGTACACTCACTTGTCGTAGATGGTGAGTCAAGATATTGGAAAAGGAAATATTGCCAGTTCCCTGATTGCGACTGATGAATACCATCTGCACCAGTAGTCAATTCGGTGTAACCCGCCCCACCAATATCACGAAAGATTGAAAAAACCGATTGATATGAACTACCGGCAGTGTAGTGCTGACTAACTTGGAACTGCACCAGTACCTTTGATCCTGTCGCAGACGGAGTAATTGCTATTTCGTAAGGTGCGCCTATTGCGACAAGTGATGCAGATGTGGTTGATAAATTACCAGACGGATTTACGACTTTCGATTCTACGATCTGCAACACCT